TTCGTCTCTCAGTTCTTGGATGTACTCAACGAGATGCGGATAGTCTCGACCGTTTAGAAGTTTAGAAGCTGAAACATTAGCGACCTCGGCAGAATACCCTGCCTTCCTTGCACATTCAGTATTCGAATATATCCCTTCGACGATGTGTCTTGCAAAAGTTCTTTGTCGGTTGGTCAACTGGCGACCATGTTCTTTTTCAATAGATTTTGCTACGCTCGGCATACGTCCCTCATTTGTATGTTAATCACAACTTAATCCAATAAATAATTTTTATCAATCAGTTCTATATAGCGGTTTTCTTCCCAGAAGTGTACTCACTGTACTCACTTTGTACTCAGGACAGGGCAGTTTGAACCATATATACTTGACTTGAGTACGTTTGAGTACGCTGAGTACACTAATTTTGAAAGAAAAAAAAAAAAAAACAAAAAATCTCGCTAGATGTGTCTATAGTGTACTTTCTGTCCTCCAAAGAAAAAGCTTGACTATCTATTGCATTGGTATAGATTGGGGGTATTCAACAAGTAATACAGAAGGGAACTAATATAATGAAGGTACTTATAGGTTGCGAGACATCTGGTACAGTACGCGATGCATTCTTGAGAATGGGCCATGATGCGTGGTCCTGTGATATATTACCATCGGATCGTCCGACTAATCGTCACATTCAGGATGACATTCGAAACGTGATGAAGGGGGACTGGGATCTGTTGGCTGTGATGCATCCACCATGCACTCGGTTGTGTAATTCTGGTGTACGTTGGTTACACAAGGCTCCACCCAATCGAACACTCGCGGACATGTGGCGTGAGTTGGATGAGGGGGCAGAATTATTTTCAAACGTATGGAACGTGGAGCACATACCGATGGTCGCGGTTGAAAATCCTGTGATGCATAAGCATGCGAAGGTTAGGATCAAGAACTACGAGCCGTTTGCTCAGAGCATACAGCCTTGGGAGTTTGCGGAGGCTGATGACAGCGACGACAATGTAAAGAAGCGCACATGTTTATGGTTGCGTAATTTACCTAAGTTGGTTCGGACTGGGAGTTTGGACGGATCGACGGCACGAGATGAGTGTCACAAGTTACCACCGAGCGCGGACCGTTGGAAGCTGCGTTCTAAATTTTATCAAGGCATCGCGGATGCGATGGCAATACAGTGGGGTGCATTAGCATGAGAAAAGAATTGATTCAAGAATACACAATTCGAGAGAACCGAGGTCGGCCTCGCATTTGGTTGGAGGGCAATCGGTTGGTAGAAGCAGGGTTCAATCGTGGTGTTAGGTTTGACTTGGTTCCACTACCATTGCGTGATGGCGGTATGGTGTTAGCCCAAAACGAGGATGGCACTGGCAAGCGCAAGGTATCGGGGAAGGGGGATCGACCGATAGTTGACATCGTTGGTTCAGAAATCGGGAAGAGTAAGTTGCGTATTGGGGATGACGTTGTGGTTACTTACGACTGCGAGGTCGGTGAGATTTTTATCAGGAGGAAAGAGGATGCCTAATCATTGTTATCAATATGTTTACCTAGCAGGTAATTCAAAAAAAATTGATCGTCTATACAAGGCGGTCAAGGAACAGAAGTTTTTGAATGCCGTGGTCCCAGAGCCGAGTGACATGTTCCGTGGTCCGTTGGGCGATGAGGAGCGCGAGATGTGCGAGGCGGAGGGTCGTCCGAACTGGTTTGATTGGCGCGATGAAAACTGGAATACGAAAGGGGACATATATGAGGTTGAGATTTGTGACGAGCCTACTGTTGAGCGTGATATAAAATACTTTTCGTTCCGTTGTTGGACGGCATGGGCACCACCTACTCCAGTTTGGGATAGGCTTCACGAGATGGGCTTTGATATTCATGCTGATTATCAGGACGAGGGCGGCATGTTCGAGGGCGAGTACATCAACGGTGTAGATCGTTCGTGGAAACCAGAGTTTGAGGAGGAAGAAGCATGTTAGATGCTCAAGGGATAAAATTTTACATGGAACATTTTGGTCAGTTGAGGGGAGCGGAGATCATAGATTTCAACATGGTTCCTGACAGCTATGACAAGCATAATTCGTGGCCTACGTTCACGATGCGAAAGGGCAAGGACATATTTAATTTTGTATTGTCTCGAGATGAGGAGGGCAATGGCGGTGGCTTTGCGTTTATCGAAGATGCCTAGAAAAGTTAAAGCGACAGCGGACATGGTTTCTTTTCTGGAGTGGGTGGGTGAAGTACCTGACGACGTTCCAGAGGATGAGATTTGGTATTGGATCAAGCACAACATCGATGGGGGCGAGTTCTATGAGCCTGACCCTTTGCAAGGGGACTGGATCTGGGGATCGGAAGTAGAAATATTGGAGGAAGCGGTATGATAGTTGACGTTCGAAGTCCTGTGTCTGCTTACCTCGAACTAAATGGTTTTACTATTTATGTTGAGGTCAGTGAGGCTACAGAAAACAAACCGCACATTAGTTATTGGGAGGATAAAGATGACGGATCGTGAGATGGAAGACATGTTGGATGAGATATTCCGTAAAGTATTTAGGGAGGATTGGTGATGGGTAAAGTAAAAGCATGGATCATGGACCGAGAGGATAGGGCCGCTGATCGCGGTGCGGCTGATCGATATTATGGGCGACAGCCAGAGCCACACATGTGGTTGGACAACATAGGCAGGAACGTTGTAGCCGAGGTTGATATGACCGAGGGCGAGGTTGAAGCGTACTTTGAGGGGTGGCGCAACGAGGAAGACAGAAAGGATTGGGGCTGATGGATAAAATAAAAAATGCAAATGAAATTGATCCAAAATCCAAACCAATAGACCGAGTAGCCGCAAGAGTTGTTTACGGGGAGGCAATACACTTCAATGCAAAACGTAGGCAAGAACTAAAGATAGAGGAAGGCGGAACCACATGGTACAGGGATGAAGAGTCAGCACTGATGCATTTTGAATTGCCAGTTTTAGCTGAAGCAGCGTTACAAAATGAGGGCAGGGGAAACGTAACTGGGCAAATGCAGTTAAATAAATTAGGGCTAATAAAATCAAGTTCATTTGTTCTTCTTGGCGAGTCGCCAAAAAAAAGAGAATATAAGAAAAAAGGTGGCGGATCGAGAAGAGCCTATATAATACGTTGTAAAAAATGCTCTGCCCACGCTTCAGTGACCTTTAAATATATATTTAGTCGATCAGATATTTCACCTACAGACCCAAATAGAATTTGTCCTTATTGCAGATCAACAGATCAGATACTTGAAAAATTAAGACCTAAAATTGCTCCTGTAAACTCTTGGACAACACAACCTTTGGTCTTGAGTGTCGATGAATTAAATAGCTATCAACTAAGAAAGTTAAACACTGCTAGAGCAAATAGCATATGTAAAAACTTAAACATAATAGGTTTTATGAAGGCTAAACCTCAACGCAAAGGTGGTAAGCGAAAACTAGTTTGTGGGTGTAAATGTGGGTGTGGATACATAGGTGTCCATGCACACGTGGTAAGCAAAAAAGAAATACAACCCACAAGCCTTGATAATTGTAAGTATAGGGAGAAGAAAGATGGTTAAGTGGGATTTGTCCAAGCTTGAAGATAAGTTCATGCCCAAGGACATAGGAGATTTTGTCTGGGCTATATCGGGATTGACCGAGGTTCTTGGTGAGATGTTCACGACTTCGAGTGACGGAGGGCGCATCCTGTCATGGTGGGATGGAGAGGACGGCTACTTTCTGACGCTCGTTCTGGACGACCATGGCAAGGCTCGTGCGTTAATACATGATCACAAGGACGCGAAAAAAACCTATGCGGCGATAGGATATTGCCGCTATCATAGGATTACAATTGAACTTTCATGGGAAGAGGAGACTTAAAATGTTTAAAGAACTATGGGCAAGGATCAGGAGAAAACAGCGGACAGGCGCAAAGCTTACGCGCAAGGAGCAGATCCTAGCAGAGTTAAGCCGAGGCGTTGGAACAGCGAAACAGATTGCGGACAGATCGGGCGTGAAGCTTTCGATTGTACGCACTACGTTATCTCAACTGCGTAAGGCAGGGAAGATCAAGGACACTGGAGTAGACGCAGGAAGCGAAAGCGTTTGGGAAGTTGTCAAATAAAAACTTGACACGCATATTACTTGCGTGTCATACACAATTTACTTTCAATTAAAATCAAACAAAAGAAGGAACTAAACAAATGCCTACAAAAGCAAAAACAGATGCTTCAACTAATCATTTACAAATTCACACGTTGAAGCAAGGCCGCATCAAGTTGCGGTTGATGGGAACTACCCCATTATATTTTAACAGCATGAGTTCAAAAGCCATGCGTGATCTTTTAATAGGAGCAGGTAAAAAGACAGCGGCTCAGAAACAACACATCAAGCACAATCCAGAGGAAGAGTTTCGCGACAGCGTTTATAAAAAACCGCATGGCGATACGCTGTTATGTTTCCCTGCACCTGGAGTAAAAGGTGCGATGGCGACAGCGGCTCTGGAAACTGAGGGTATCAAAGCGGCAAGCGTACGACGTTTAATCTTTTTACCAGAAACCCATGTTCAAGTTTGGGGTAAGCCTCAGTTGAAGATCGATGTGGTAAAATCAGGTGACATAAAAGGAACACCGGACATGCGAACGAGGGCATACTTGCCACGTTGGTGTGCGGAAGTTGACATAGCCTACGTTCAACCAACGCTCAGTGCTCACGCGATTGTGTCTTTGCTGACGAACGCAGGATCGATTGTTGGTATCGGAGACTTTCGTCAGGAAAAAGGGTCGGGTTCATTTGGTTGTTTCCAAGTTCTTACTGAGGACAGTATGGGCGAAAACCAAAAACTATGGGACGAGTTGATGCTCGAAGGTCGCGAGGTTCAACAAGCGGCATACGACGATCCAGAGTTTGCGGACGATATTACGGCTGAATTAATGCAAGCTATGGAAGAAGAACGAGCACGAAGAGACATCACTCTTATTGCCGCAGAATAAAGATCGGGGCAGCAATGCCCCTTTCATTTGGTCAAGGTAAGGCGGTCGGGGTAAGTTACGTTCGGGTCAGGTGAGTTCTGTTATGGCGGTCGTGGTGCGGTTCGGTTTGATGCGGTATGTATGGTTGTGGTCAGGCGGTCTGGGTACGGTGCGGATCGGTTTGATGCGGTACGTCTGGTTGTGGTCAGGCGGTCGGGTCGGGTTGTGTTACGGAGAGGTGTGGACGGTAAGTCGGGTTCAGGCGGTCCCGGTCCGGTTGGGTAGGGTTTGTTCAGGTCTGTTCCGGTACGGTGAGGCGGTCACGGTGCGTCGGGGTCGGGTTGGTTCAGGTTCGGCGGTCAATTAAACAGCTATTATAGGAGGATAAAGTATGGCTGGATTTCCAAAGAAAGAACGTCAAAGAATTATTGACGAATACTTAGCGGCGTCAGGCCGCAATATGTTTATACCAAGGGAGTTTGTGGATTGGTTAAGAGATTATCCTGACCATGAAGCATACGACTGGTTCTATGGTATGGACGATGCGGAAGCTGCACAGCAGCATCGCATTCAGTTGGCTCGTCAGATGGCAAGTGGACTGAGGATCGTGGTTCAAGATTCGGACCCCGAGGATCAGGTAGTTAACATAACCGTGAGGGAATATCCTACGTTTATAAGTCCTGTGAATTTACGCAGGAAGGGCGGAGGTTACGAGCGGTTTGATCCTGACGATGAGGGTTCGCAGCAAGAACTTCGTAGACAAGCGGCGACAGCTTTGGCATCTTGGTTATCAAGATACCGAGGGTGTGCAGAGAACATCGGGATTGATCTAAGTGGGTTCGAAGATGTAGCGCAGACTCTACGCGGTGTCGAAGAGGATGTTGCATGATCGAATACTTTACAGCGATGGTGATTGCGTACACGGTACAAGATCATGATGTTGAGACGGCTGTTTGGTTTCGAAGTGAGAAGCATTGTGCTTCGGCTATGAATAGTGGGAGTGCGGATGGAATTTATAACCATCTGTACGACCTCTATGGCAACGACATCATGATGACATGTCAGACAACGGACCGAGTATCGA